CGATGGAGTACATTTTATGCACACCAGTTGTCAATGGCGACGGTCTAAGGGCAGGTAGTTTCCTGCGATTCTTCATTAGAAGATCGCGGGCCTACCCTGCTCGCCTGTCAGATGGTCCAGTTGGACTGTCTTCTTTTGTGTCGGATGTTAGTCAGGGGCAATTGCCCCAGATTAAGATCCCCCCAATGGAGTCTCCTGCTGTGCGAAGGCGTGTTGCATCTATTTGCAACGCGTTCCTCGCGGCTTGGATCGAGGTGTGGCCGAAGGCCCAGTATGGGCTTGAGGCCAACCTCGCCAATATATTGCCTTTTAGGTCGCTTGCCCACTTAATTAAGTGGGTTATACGCACCTATTTAGGCAATGGCGAGACCTATCTCCGGGGACAGCTTAAGCTGTTCGCGGCGTGGCTTCGCTTTTTAGCAGGAGATCAGCTCCACCTACCCCCCTCACCTCTGCGTCGGTTCCCCTTCTCCTCGGAGGACGGGAGACTCGACCCGACCCTGCTTTTCACCGGAAGTATTTCGGCGAAAGCCGGGTCACCTGCTGCCTTACTGGCGTTCTCGCGCTTTGCGCGGGCGTTGCCAGCGGGCAATAAGCAGGCGGAGGTAGAGGCGCTGCACGAGCATTTTAAACTCATGCAGTCCACTCCGGAAGTTGTTCCGCCTTTGGCGAAGCACTTCCGAGAGGTTGCTTCTAAGGTCGGAAAGGATTCCCTCTCCGACATCGAGAAGCCGGGGATGACTCTCTCCTTCTCCAGTTCTCTGGAGAGGTCGAGGGCCGAGGGCGGAGCGGCCGAGGAAATCCGTGAGGTGACCTGGGATTATTTCCCTGGTCTACGGCGAATGCATTTCGACGTTGACATGCAGACAGATGTCTACGTGTCCTCGTTCGAAATCGATCCCAAAACCGACGATCTCGTCGTTGATGGGACGCCGTATGATTACGGATTTACCTTCGGCGAGGGACTTCCGGGCGAGTGCGAGAGAGTGGTGCATATGGCCCACGCGGCTTGTATTTACAAGGCGTTCGGGACCGAGCACCTTCGGGGGAAGATTCCCCTGAGCCTCCCTCGAGTGATCCCGAAGCATCGAGTCATCGCGGTCCCTGACCGCGGGGGACTCAAGGTTCGGGTGATCACAGCGGGCCCTGCGTGTTTGCAGAGCCTGGCACATAATGTCCGGAAGGTAATTTATCGGAGCGTGCTCTCAAAGACCCCCACACAGTGGGGTATCATTGAGCACGGGCCCCAGCGGTTTCTCGAGCAGCTGAAACTTCCAGCCGACCGGGATCCCGAACTGGGCCCGTGGGTGGCACTTAGCTGCGATATGCGCAGTGCTACCGATAATTTCCCTCATTACCTGGTTGAGGCGATTAACGATGGACTCGAGCAAAATTTGCCCGAGGACATTCGTTCCTCCCCGAATTGGGTCGCTTGGCGATCCCTTTCGGGGCCGCAGACCCTCTTCTATAAGGATATCCTTAATGAAGATGGTGAGTCTTCGGAGATTACCTCAACTTGTGGTAATTTGATGGGGACGGCGCCTTCCTGGGCCCTTCTGAATATATTCAATTTGAGTATATTCCGATTGGCCTGGAGTCTCTGGAGTTCCAGGGACTTTCGGCGTCGTTGCAGAAGACAGTTCGGGCAAGAGTCCGATAGCGCAGTTGCACGTCGGATCTTTGCCCACACTGGACAGTTGCGTGAGCTTGTTCTCCGCGAGATTTCCAGGGATAAATTTCATCCTTGGCGCTACCCAAAGGGCTACTCATTTAATGAGTTGACCTGTTTGGTTGGCGACGATCTCGCGGCAGCCTGTCCCCTCATGGTCGCCGCTCTATACGAGACCCTGTTGGGCCTCGCAGGCGGCAGCGTCTCCACAGGGAAGCACTATGTGCAACCCTGGGAGGACGGCAACTTTCTGCTTGTTGCAGAAGAGTTTGGCCGTATAGAGGGGCAGGGCATTCGCAGGCTCCACTTTGAGCATCTCCGAGCATTTACTCAGATTAGCTCAAGTGTGGACACACGGTCGAAGAAAGAGACATGGGCGCAATTAGGCTCAGCTCTAGACTCGGCCGTGCGGTCCTGCCGCAGCACCCATTCTCGCGCGCTGTGCTCATTCGGGCACATCGCGTCGAGCGGGCTTAGGCAGCGAATGCTTAAGCTCGGCCTGCCCGTTTACCTTCCCACATCTGTGGGTGGGCTAGGCTGGCCCCATCCTCGCGGATTGCTAGTAGGCTTGAGCAGAACTTCTGCCCTCGCCCTCCGAGCTTACCGCGTTTTGAGAGGATTTCGCTCGGACCCCGTTAAATTCTCATGTGAGATTGCGAGGCTCCGGGCGACGTGGTACTTGTCGGAAATTTCCCACAAGTACCTAACCCTTCTCGAAATAGTTCGCGGATACTGTACATTTCCAGTATCCCGCGACAAGGATGGGAAAGTGGCGCCCCTGACGGAGGAATGTCCCATCGGTTTTCCGAATGAGGACTTTCCCGATTCAGTCAACCTATTCGATTTTATCGAGGAGGTTGTCATTTCGGGAATCTCCGCTGGGTTTATCTCTGGCGAAGAAACTTTCTCCGCCGGACATATTTCCCAGAGAGCCCATAAGGCCTTCAGGATAGTCTACACGGTCGGGTCTGGGACATCCCAGACCTCGACCCGTAGCAGGGCATCGCATACGATTCAAGCTGCAGCTCGCAGCTTTCGTCGTGCGTGCCGGCGCCTCCTTGACTTACGTCAAGGAAATATTCAAGGGGCAATGTCATACTCTGACTATATGAATTGCCTCGCAGAGGATGAGGAGCTCCTCGCACGCTATCATGTTCTAAAGAACTGTGATCGCGTCAGGAGTGTGCTCCCTTCCTTTGCAACGCCCCTGCAGGAGGATGACCAAATGTCACCTCCCCAGGAGCATTTGGGCAGATCCTGTGTCCTACATGTGTAGGACGCGGTTTCTGTCCCGGGGGTGGAG